ATGTCTTAATGAAGCTTGGCTACAAAGCCAATCACAGGTTTAAAATAAAAAAAAGAGTAACTTATCATAAGTTACTCTTTTCATTTTGTGGAGCGTATCGGACTCGAACCGATCACCTCGACACTGCCAGTATTAATTCAAAAACGTGCCTATCTAGTTAATAATTAATTAGTTATAACAATTGTTTTTTAAGCCTCCGACAAGCGGAAGTAAAAAACGATTTTTTAATACTGTTTTTATGTTCATTTTTATTTCTCATTCTATTTTTATTTATTACAATCGCGCTATCTGTTTCTAGTTTATCCGACTAATAGTAAAAATACTATTATGACTCAAAGTGATAATTCAGATGGAATACATACGGATGAAACCGTATACATCCTTAAGAGAGCAATAACTCGCAAAAATAGAACTATCATAGACGTATCTCGAACATTCGAGGTTAACGGAGAACGTATTTATCTCGATCATATTTCGCGCGAAGTATGGCACAATACTTTAGATAATCCCGATATCTTTCGATTGGTAGAACTATTCGCCATGGGCGACCTTGATATAAGGGAGCATACTACAGACGGAACTAAAGATAGAAAATACCTTGCTAAATTGATCGAGTTTGTCCGGTGTAAGTTGAGACTTCATAAGTTGTATCTCTATATCCAATCTTTCAAGTTGCGTCGAAAGTATTAGCTCTTGTGCTTTAAATGCTCCACGCGACGAAAATTCATGTAAGCCGGAATTTATAGCAACGACAAAACCACTAGGTCGCGAATATCTACTCTTTATATCTATTAGTCCCATTTTTTCGAGCTGGCGTAAAATCATGTCGCATTCATCTATTGTTATATTGTGCTCTTTTAAATCGTAAACGTCTAAGTCTGTCAGCGATTTATTAGAGGCGATTAGTATTGCTACTATAATATCTTTTTTATCTATTGTAATCATGTCTTTTTTTTTGAATACTCTATTTCTTCTCTATATTTTTTCGTATCTTCTCATTATCTCTTTTTAAGTTATCTACCATTTTCAATAATGCAGGGGTGAATCTATCGGAGGCAGCTAAATGATTTAAAAGATTTTGAGAAATCTCTAAGAAGTCATTATTTACTTCTATCTGTCTAACTCCATTAGAGATTGTTACTACACTCGCTTGTTCTTTTGATAATAATATCTTTGCGGCAACATCGCTGAAAAAGTATGGTTCGTTAATAGATATTGCATGTTCAACCATTGCTTTTAAACAGATTGTTATTCCTCGCAGATCATATTTTGATAACTGAAATTTCAATTCGATATACTCTGCCTTATATAGTATTTTTTTCGTAGAAATTTCACTTTCATCTTTTATTTCTTTTATATCCTTTGCAAAAGATTTGCTGACTTGCTTCACTTCATCTTTAACCTTCTTATCTATTGCAATCACATTCCAAATCTGCCATCCGATTAACATCGTCACTAAAAGCGATAAAATCCCTACTATCGCCCCGATATAGTCCATACCTAATTCCGGCGCGGATGGCAACGAAACGCAAATAGCGACAACGCTACATATAATTGCAGCGATCGACAAACAGTTGTTCCAATATGATTTAATCCAGTTTTTCATGTTGTTGTGATTATTCGGGTTACTCAATAAGATAACCTGTTTCTTTATCTAATTCAAATTCTAGCTTTTCTTTTTCTCCGTTCGCAAATGTTATATTAGCAGTTACTGAAATTGAGTTATTCGAAGTATATGACGTATCCCAATCATTGACGATGAAATCATTATTATAAGTCTGAAACTCAAATTTCCATAAGTTCTTTTTCGGTTCTCTTATGTCTTTGTATGTGATATTATCTTTGATATATTCGAAAGGGGGATTGATATCGTAATATCCTTTTGAAATATTAATAGTATGAAACATATCTAGTACTTTCCCTGATGGATATTGGTTTGTTATCAGATTAAATTGCCCATCATAAATACGTGATTCAGATATACTTGCTTCTGGATAGATTGTAGAGTTAGCAGTAAATAAAAGACTGTTTTCAAACCAAAAGCGCATCATTGTAGGTAAAAAAACAATATTGTTAAATGTTTGCTTATTAATTACATCTTTCTCAATAGAATAGAATTTTCTTATTCCCCAAAAAACGATCCCTCCATTGTCTGATAAATTGAGAAGTAAATAGAATGTATCTTTATATTGCAAAATATTATATATTTGAATATTAGATATTATAATTTCCTTTTTTTGCCCATATTGTAAATCTATGTATTGCTTTCTATCTGTGATTTCATCGGATATTGTGAAGCTAAGATCTTTTCCTTTATAAGCCTTAACTATATATTTATTTCCTGTAAACTCAATATAGCAATCAAATCCATTAACTGATTGAGAAATTTCGGGTTCGTTTTTATTGGAATTATCATCAATATAATTTTCTATTTCTGTATTTTCGTTACTGCATCCCATAAAAGATAATACAAACACAAAGTATAATAGCTTTTTCATTTTGTTTTGTTATTAGTTATTTGTTTAAATCCATGTTTTCACGCTTACCACACCGACGACTAACGCCCAATCGTGTATTTCATTGATCGGAACATCATAAGGTTTAAAACCTTCCTCCTTATTAAAAGGAACACATCTTATATATCCTTCCTGTTCTGATTCTTCGACCTTTTTTATCATTATACCGTCGTATGTTGCTAAAGCGTATACCTCACCCCATCTTACGTGTGATCTAGTTGTAACGATCCGGCATCCTACAATGTCCCGATCATTAATGCTCCGTTCTGGGACGTCTCTGTTGATCATACTACGACCTCCGGCGCGGATCGTGAAATCACAACCGGGCATATCGGGGATGATATATCGCTCACAGTCTCCTTTTGTTATTGCAGAATTAAAGCCATTGGGCAGACCACACGAAGCGGTTACTACGTCTATATGCGGAATAGCTTTGCCTTTTAGACCATCGTAATGTGGAATACGCTTGTTTTCCTCGTTCCCTAATATCATTTCTCCAACTCCTGTTTTAAGCCAAGCAATGTTTATATCTGGAAAAGCGTTCGATATTTTATCTAATGTACTGATTCTCGTATTATCTCCCATTTTATTAACAGCGTCGTTTGATAGTCCGCTTTTTCTCTCTAATGTAGCCTTATCTATACCTTTATAGGCAATATAATTCAATAACCGTTCTCGTAATCCCATATGCTTGTATGTTAATTAGATATAAAATCGAATACAAAGTCTCGCTTATTCGATACTATATCGAATAAATATCTATCTTTGTCGCATCAAAGTTAATGAATGAATGAATAAGTAACAAATAAAACGAAGGAATTATGAAAGCAACACCAATCAAACCAACACGAAAGAACTTACTTGATTTAAATGTAGGCGATCCAGTATTCTTCGATAAAGACAAAGAAGATACCGCAAAAGCAACGGCAAGCCAACTTAAAAGAAAGGGGTTAGCTCTATTCAAAACGAAAGCAACCGAAACAGGAATCTATTTAACACGACTACAATGACGACAGCAGAACGTTACAATGAGAAACTAGCGAATGAAATCAACCGAATTTATGACGCTACGAGAGAACTAACCTTTAGTAAAAATATGTCGGCGGAAATCGTCGGAGGTCGCCGGAGGTTGGAGGATTTAGTAGGACGCGGGAAAATCGCAACTGATAAGCCAACCGCACACCAACACGGTAAATGGAGGTGTAAAGCGTCCGACGTACTTAGATACGCTTATAGTGAAGAATATCCAAATTAAAACGAAATATCATGCTAACACTCAAACAAAGCCCTATCGCTATCATCTTAATGCTCCTAGCGTGCAGCCTCGCAGAAGGCGAACCGAAACCGGGCAAACTTATCATCGCACTTCTGATCGTGTTTCTAACGATTATCTATGTGCTAGTCTGTAACTATATAAACGTAAAAAGACATGGCGGCGAATCATCAATGTATCGGTAACTGTCGAATGTGTACGGTGCTAGGCGCGTGTCCTGCTGATACTCTAACTTGCGAAGATTGCGGCGAGGAAATCGAACCGGGCGAAGAAATTGAGATAGAAGTCGAAACATATGAGCGCGGCAGACGCGGTACAAAGATAATAACTGTTTGCGCTCGCTGTTATGAGTCGCTTTATCAAGGTGGATCGGATAATTTTTAAACAAAACAATAAAACCTTACGGTGTATAGGTAACTGTATATGAATATGAGTACAAGTAATAACTCAAAAGGTAGTAGCATTGGTTTTTGCGGATTACTTACTATCGTTTTTATCGTATTGAAACTCACAAATTATATCGATTGGTCTTGGTGGTGGGTGACTTCTCCTTTATGGATTCCAATAGCGATATTATTAGCTGTAATCTTTCTCGTTTTCATATTAAAAGCGATGTTCGAATCATAACTAAATTACACACGACAATGACACATTGGAAAACTCAATTTAATTATGACTATTTAGGCGCTTACAGCCTACCGGACGGAAAAGATATAGTTCTCACCATCCGTGAAACGAAAAGAGAACAGGTAGTCGGTGCGTCTGGAAAGAAAGAAGAATGCTTCGTCGCTTACTTCTTCGAGAATGTAAAACCGATGATCCTCAACCGGACGAACTGCAAAACTATGACGAAGATTTTCAAAACACCGAATTTCGAGGAATGGATAAACAAGCAAATTCAGATAGGTGCGGTAATGGTGGACGCTTTCGGCGAAAAAGTTGATTCGCTCCGTATTCGTCCATTCATCCCGAAAGTTGAAAACTCATTGCCTACGGTTGAAACTGGATCGGTGATCTGGAAAAACATTCTAGACGCATTGGCGGGCGGCTATACAGTTGCGCAAGTCCAAATGAAATACAAACTAACAAAAGAACAAATCAAAGAATTAGTAGCACATGAAATCAAGTGAACAAAAGGAATTTGAATGGAAAGAAAAGAGATGTGGCAAAATAACAGCCTCTACGCTTCCCGATTTGATGAAAGCGGGCAAAGGATGTCCGTTCGGTAAAGCCGCGTTGGATGCGATGTATTTAGTACGATACGAGCGTAGGACCGGGATGATGCGAGAAAACGGAAGTGCAAAGGCTTTTGATTGGGGGCACGACAACGAACCGTTAGCGGTTGAGTGGGTACGGAGTCAATTAATGAACGAGATCAAGTCGTGTACAACCGATTTTTACGACATTGTTTTCAATGAACCGTTTGAAGGGTTCGGAGATTCACCCGATTTCTATGTGTATGGATTCGACGGGAAAGTTATCGCTCTAGGCGAAATCAAATGCCCGATGTCGCAGGGTAAAATCGAATCTTTGCAATTCGGGAATACCATCGACGAAAAGGACGAATATTATTGGCAGTTCCTCGGTCATTTTCTCGGTCGCCCGGACGTAGACAAATTGTATTATGTCATTTATGACGGCTATGTAAATGAAGGTCGAATACTTGAAATGAATCGCGCCGATCATGTGGAGAATATAAAGAAACTCTATGACCGTATCCGGTTAGCTAGTGAAATGATAGACGAATCTATTCGTTCCGGTCTGGATTTACTTGATTGTGTCGATAAGGCAAAATCGGTCCTAGAATTAAAGATACAGATCGAAACGTTAAAGCCGGATGCGAAAAACAGCGTACCGATCAAAAATCAGATTTATAAGCTACGGAAAGAAATACGCAAACTGACAAAGAAATAACCGTCACAACACTAACACAACACGATTAATCACATTTTTTATAAACGCTTTAATAAACACGAAATTATGCACAATTGGCTTTTAACAAAAATCCGTTACGATAAAGTAATGGAAAACGGAATGCAAAAGAAAGTAACAGAACCGTATTTAGTCGATGCGCTGAGTTTTACCGAAGCAGAAGCGCGAATAACCGAAGAAATGACTCCGTTTATCTCCGGTGAGTTTACAGTGTCCGACATTTCCCGCGCACATTATAGCGAGATATTTACGAGCGAAGAAGATTCTGCTGATAAATGGTATGCTGGACGACTCGCTTTTATTACGGTGGACGAAGTAAGCGGCAAAGAAAAGCGGACTTATACGAATGTTCTGGTACAAGCCGCAGACATTCACGACGCAATGAAGAAACTCGACGAAGGTATGAAAGGAACGATGGCGGATTATTCTTCGATTTCGTTGAAAGAAACGGCGATTGTAGATGTCTACCCATATGGAGTAAAGGAGGGAGAAAGTAAATGAGAAAGATTCTGTTTGTTTTAATGGCTCTTTGCCTGTTCTCGTGTGATCGGAATGGATTAAATAACCATTTGGTTAAAGACGCCAAAGGCAATGTCTATTTTTTAAGAAGTATTTCGGGCAATGGATACCATGTATACAAATGTGATTCCCTTGCGGCTGATTCTCTTAAATTCTAATAATAAGCCGGGTGAAAGTCCCGGCAAATCGGATAAGTGGCGGAATTGGTAAACGCTCCACCCTAGTGCGTGGAATTGGTTCCGATCGTGACGGACGTTCGCAAGCGGTCTGCGACAAATCTCGGTTCAAATCCGAGCTTATCCACATTCACAAACCAAAATAAAGACATGGCAAAGTATAACAATGTAAAGATAGAGGGATACGACTCTAAAAAGGAGTATCGGCGCGCTAAGGAGTTGAAACTACTCGAAAAGAAGGGGATTATAACCGGATTGCAAGAGCAAGTAAAATACGAGCTTATTTCGCCCCAATATCGTTTCTATGAAGTGCAGGGAGTGCGGAAGATGCTGCGTAAAAAGGAACTTCTAGAACGAGGCGTTTACTATATCGCAGACTTCGTTTATTATCGAGATGGCGAGTATGTCGTTGAGGATACGAAAGGAGTTCGAACAAAGGAGTATATAATCAAACGGAAGCTCATGCTTTACGTTCATGGAATCAGAATAAAGGAGGTATAAAATGGCGAAGAAAACAACACAGGTACACAAAAGCGATTGCCGGACGTGTCGGAACGGCGGAGAAGAAAAGAACTTTATTTGTTATTGCTCCGTCCTTAAAGTGGGGCGGTCCATAGGGATAAGGATTTGTAGTTATTATGTAGCGCGATAGACTTTATAAGTGTGATGAATATAGACGGATATACGCTAACTGAGAAGATGAGAAAAGCGAGACGACGTTTCAGATTTACCGCCACCGAACAAGCCCTATTTTACGAACTAGTGGCTATTTGTAACGGCGAAGATTGGAGGGACGTTTTCGATTGCTCGAACATTGAACTTTGTTTTGCGCTTAACGTGAACGAGAGAACACTTGTAAAAGCTCGCGAGTCTTTGATAAACGCAGGATTGATTTATTATAGATCTGGTAAAAGTAGACGTGTTGTTAGTTCCTATTCTTTTGTGAAGGAGTTTAAAACTACCGTAATGACTACCGTAAATAATACGGTAGATAATACGCCCGATAAACCAACCGATAAGAGGGGAGATAAGACAACCAATAGTACTACCAATAGTACGGACTATAATAAACTAAAACAGAAACCAAACGAAAATATACTCTCTAAAGTCTCTCATGGAGATTTTGATTTTATATCTAACGAGTTTTTAGAGACGTTTATTCTTTGGCTTGAATACAAAAAAGACAGACGGGAAAATTACAAATCGGAAAAGTCGCTTAAAGCGTGTTACAGCAAATTAGTGAAATTGAGCAAAGATAATCCGGCGATTGCATCTCAAATCATAAATGAAGCGATTGCAAATAATTGGGCGGGATTCTTTGAACTGAAAAACAATAAAAATGAATATGGAAACAAGAAGCAAACAAACTCTACCGATAGCGGCGATACTATCATACGGACTACCGTATTATGATGAGCCGATAGAAATAGGGAAACGCCCGGAATGGTTTAAAGCCTGCTGCGAGTATGTTTGTCCCGATTTTAAGATTGACGACTCCAATAAGAACCTAATGAATCAACTCTTTTTGTATACAGAAGGACGTGGTAAATTAGATACAAACAAAGGGCTATTGTTGAGGGGTGATATTGGGACCGGGAAAAGTACTATCATGCAGATTTTAAACCGATACGGGTATTTCACACGTGGCAAAGCGAAGGGCGGTTATCCAGTCGGCGGTTTTAGGATAGACTCGGCTTCCTTCATTGCGAATAGCTTTTCAATGCGTGGAAAGGATGCGCTAGAGTTGTACACGTACAACAACGGTGTGCCGCGAATGATTTGTTTCGATGAACTAGGACGAGAACCAATCCCGGCGAAGTATTTCGGCACTGAGTTGAACGTGATGCAGTATATTTTTCAATGTCGGTACGAGTTGAGACATGAAGCGATAACCCATGTAACGACAAATCTAACGATCAAGGAAATACAGACTATTTACGGCGCGTATATCGCGGACCGAATAAACGAGATGTTCAATGTTTTAGACTTGAATGGAGCTAGTAGAAGATAATTAAAATAAAGAAACTATGCGAAGAAGAAAAAAGAAATTCGTCTATTTCAAGAAAATTCCGGTTCGCGTCGATCTGGACCAATGGCGGCGACTAGACAAGATCAAAACCGACTACCATTTCAAGAGTACATACGAAATCATGCAGTACATTTTAGGCTGCTTTCTCCGGGTTGCTGATCCGATGCCCGATGATGACGAAGAAGAAGTATTACCGGACGAAATCAAAGAAATGTTCTATGATCTATCAGAAGCAGAACGACATTTCGAGTATGTAAAACCAAAACGGAAACTACCACAGTACAAGGTGGACGAAATGCACGGACAAAAACGATTAGAAGGATTTTAATATGATTAGAAAACTATCAAACACAAACTATTTGCACGACGTTCCCGCAGAGCGGACCGAAGCAAATGAACGGAATCGGAAGTATATCGACCGATTTGTTTCAGAGAATTATAACGGCTTAGTTGCCAAGTTTTCACCTTTAGACGGCACGATAAATTCAAGCTCATACGGAGCACTCGACAAACTAAACGAAACGATCCTGTCACTTTACACTGATCCAGATTTGCACTTTTCAAGTTGGATCGAAGCGAAACAGTATCTATCGAGTAAGTTTATAGAAAAGGCGATCCGCGTTCCAGTGAAGAAGCCTGTGAAAAGTGAAGTAGGGGAGAATGACGACGAATTTATTAATGATTGAGAAAAGAGCAATGAACATCGGAATATTAGCAGTTGATAGTAATTTTCCCAATCTCGCGCTTATGAAGATAAGCAGCTATCATAAAGCACGTGGCGACAATGTGGAATGGTATAATCCTTTGTGTTCATACGATAAGGTCTACATGGCAAAGGTGTTTTCGTTTACACCGGATTACGGCTACTATATTAATACTGATCAGATCGAGAAAGGTGGTACTGGTTACGATATAAAAAAAATGCTTCTTCCAGATATTGAAAAAGCTATTCCTGATTACAATTTGTATAATATAGACAAGGCTTTAGCTTATGGTTTTCTGACAAGAGGATGCCCTAACAAATGCAAATGGTGTGTAGTTCCTACTAAAGAAGGCAAGATTACCCCATACATGGATATTGAAGAGATAGCTGTTAATGGTCGCAAAAACATAATCCTTATGGATAACAATGTACTTGCATCCGACTATGGTTTACAACAGATTGAAAAGATTGTCTCCATGGGCGTACGAGTAGACTTCAATCAAGGATTAGATGCCCGCTTAGTGACAGATGATATTGCTCGGCTACTCGCTAAAGTGAAATGGATAAAACGTATTCGGTTCGGTTGTGACACACCGGGACAAATCGCAGAATGTGAACGGGCTACGGATTTGATTGATAAGCACGGTTACAAAGGCGAATACTTCTTTTATTGTATCCTGCTTAGTGACTTTAAAGAATCGTTTGAGCGTGTCAATCATTGGAAGAACAAAGGCGGTCGGTTCTTGCCGCATTGTCAGCCTTACCGGGACTTAAATAATCCTCGTCAAATTATTCCTCAATGGCAAAAGGATTTAGCCGGATGGGCTGATAAGAAGTGGATTTTTAGAAGTTGCGAGTTTAAAGACTTCGCCCCACGCAAGGGGTTTGTCTGTAGCGAATATTTTTAAATCAAATAACGTATAACAAGATAGAAATGAGGCAAGTTTGCAAGGCTTGCCCCATTATGGCGGTTTATGTCTTTAGATACTATCTGATAGTGTAAATATCAGCGATAATCTAAAAGGTTTGACTTGGAGTTAATACAAAGCTCCCTGTCACGACTAAGCAATAGATAATGCTTATGGAGCTTATAACTGCAAGAATAAAACACAATGTGTCTAACATAAACTACCCAATCAATTGCCATTTAGATTGGGCTTTTATACGCCCAATCTAATTTTTAAAATATTTAAACATATTTCAAATATTAAATTGCCGACAATATTATCGGTAGAACAAAGATATGATAAATAAAACGAAAGAGCAACAAGCTATTAGTTTTCTTCGTAGCATGGAATGCGATCATCCCTTAAATCTCGGCTTTTCCGGTGGTAAAGATAGCGTTGTTATTCTTGACCTTGCAGAACGGGCAGGCATTAAGTATAACGCCATCTACGCCAACACCACAGTAGACCCGCCGGGAACAATTAGCTTTATAAAGAAGAACTATTCACAAGTGCAGATTATGCACCCGGAGAAGTCGTTTTTTAAGTTAGTGGAGGAAAAGGGATTTCCTTCCCGGTTACGTCGATTCTGCTGTGAAAGATTAAAGGAAAGATACGGTATTGGCAAACGTAGTATCGAAGGAATGAGAGCTGCCGAAAGCCGGAACCGGAAAGATTATGAGCCGGAACAATGCGATACACGTAAGTGGATGCAGGGTGCAAAGCATATTCTTCCTATTCTCACATGGACGGAAGAAGATATTTGGAATTACATTCGTGAGCGCGGTTTACCTTATTCAAAGTATTACGATGCTCCGTATAACCTTTCCCGGCATGGCTGTGTTGGTTGCCCCCTCTGTAATTATAAACAGATGCAATTAGAGTTCAAGATGTTTCCCGGCTATGCTCGTAGAATGATAGTAGCCGTTGAGAGATACATGAACACTCATCCGAACGTTTTCCTTGCTCGTAACTTTGCGGACGGCTACGAGGCTTTCTATTACTACATTAACGAAATACCTATTGCGGAATTTCACGAGCAAAAGAAAGGATTATTCGTTTTCAGTGCAAAGGAAATTATTCAAAGAGAAATTTTAAATTAATTAGCGTAAAACAATAAAGATATGAATCAAACACAGAATGAACCAAAGTACTATTATTCGCCTCGCTTCCGTCACTTTAGTATTTATCAGAGAGAGCCGGACGGATCAGCGACGAAGATAGACGATGCGATAACGCAAGAAGAAGCGAAGCGTAAAGTATACGAATTAAACGGGTGGAATTACAAACCTAAAAACAACACGGTGAAATGAGTAAAGTAAAGCAGTATATCGAACAAGCCACAAACGAGCGCATTCGCTCGCGTGGCTTAATCCGAAAAGTCGCAATCGAAGCGGCACGGATACAGAGAGACGAAACGAGGCGGCAAGCTATCGAAGTGTATAAACAAATGTGCCCGTCAAAGAATTGCAAAGGTTGTGCGAGTCGGATACATAAGCAGGAGACGCAATCGACTCGATGCGATGGAGATTGCGCACGGATTAGGTTACTTATTAACGGACTAGACCGGATCGAAGCGCTATGAGTAGAAACCCGCATTACATTAAGATGATTAACTCGGTTCGATGGAAACAGCTTCGAGCCGAGAAGCTACGAAACAATCCGATTTGTGAAGTGTGCGAGGCGAACGATCTAAGCACACTCGCAACGGAAGTGCATCACAAGACACCTGTTGAATCCGTACCGCATGAACTCGGAATGAGGCAGCTAATGTTTGATTATAACAATTTGCAGAGCCTTTGCCATGCGTGCCACTCCGAGATACATCGGTGTGCTTTTAGTCATTCGAAGGAGGCGATACAGGCGAATAATCGGAGGGCGACGGAACGGTTTATCGATAAGTTTTTGAAATAAATCGGACTATTTTTATATCAAATGCAGAAGATTCTTGTATTTAACCAGTATTATTTACAAGAATCTTTTTTATATTTGTAGTATTATTAAATTTAATATTATGGTAGCAACAAAAATAAAAGAAGCAGGGCAAACAGGTGTTAATGAAAAAAAGAAGTGTGGAATAATAATGCCTATTGCGGAAACTCTTGGTTATGCACAAGGACACTGGAAAGACGTGTATAAAATCTTATCTGAAGCAATAGACAAGACGGAATTTACTTCACAATTAGTTAGTGATGATGATGCAATCGGGTTAATTCATGATAGAATTGTTACTAATATTTATAATAATGATATTGTAATTTGTGATGTTAGTTCTAAGAATCCAAATGTAATGTTTGAGCTGGGTATGAGACTTGCATTTGATAAACCTACTATTATAATAAAAGACGAAAAAACCGATTACTCTTTTGACACTGGCGTAATAGAACATTTACAATATCCTTCTTCATTAAGATTTCACGATATTAAAGAGTTTCAAACTACTTTGACTGAACGTTTAAAGGCTACTTATGAACGCTCTCAAACTGAATCAGATTATTCTCCATTTTTGAAAAGTTTTGGTAGAACCTTGAAGCCATCTAGTATACAATCTACTGAAATAACAGAGGTTCGATATATTTTAGAAGAATTGAATAAAATAAATTTGGAACTACGTAATCTACGTAAATATCAATTAGATATTACATTAGACAATAAAAAACGGGAAGTGAGTTCTAGTTGGATTCAAAAGAAAATAGATACTCTATCTAAGGAGATTTTCACTGATGATGACATTGTACTTGATGTTTCTCAACCAGGCTAATATGATAAAACTAATTTAATAACTGCTTCACTTCGTTAAAAAGGGGGGCGGTTTTTTTATTTTTTAACGCGATACACGAAACCCACCTCACCCTGTTTTTACACGTGCGAGCAATTTTTGAAATGAGGGGGTGCTCGTTGGGGGTGAGCTTTTCTTCTCGAACTTCCGCGCTACCAAATACTTGCGATCTTTTCATATATGCAAAAACGCATATAAAAATGAGTGATTTAGACGATATAAAAGAAAAGATTCGCGTCGCGATGAACTCGCAAGGAACATACACATCTGATTTGGATTTGTGTATAACTCTTTGTGCAGGTTCTTACATTGCGTTTAAGATCGCTCTCAATGACATAGCAAAGAAGAAACGTTCGTTTGTTACGGAAGTTTCTCGCGAAGGAAATAAGAAGTTCGTGGCGCATCCGGCTTTCAAAGTTTTATTTGATGCGCTCGAAGTTACTCGCAAACAGTTGCGGGAACTTGGCTTGACACTACAAACTTTGTCCGCGTCTGACGATGACGAGGTAAACGATTTAATAAACGAGGTAGACAAGATAGATCGCGATGGAGAAGGAGACTAGAGATAAATTGATTACATTAAAGCAGTCGGTTATCTCCGATTTGCATAATATCGACGTTGATTCGTATAAGCTAGGTAAGGCAGACGAAAGATTAAACGTGTATATAAAGGGCTGCATTAATAATCCAGACGCGCACAATCTTTATGAGTTACTTGCCGTTCGTCGCTTCTTTTCATTCCTCGATAAATACGAATTTCGCATCAAAGAAGTAAAGAAGTTCGTCACGTTTTACGAGCGTTTGAAGTTCTCCGGCACAAAGGGAAAGACTAGATACAAACTGACTCCGATACAGGTGTTTCAGTTCTCTAACATTTTAGCGTTTTATAAGCCCGGCACAAACAAACGCTTAATTCGTGAGGCTCTTTTATTCGTTCCGCGTAAATTCAGTAAGACAACAAGCGTAGCGAGTCTTTCGATTAACGATTTGTTGTTTGGTGATGCGAACGCACAAACATACGTTGCTGCCAACTCATACAATCAAGCGAAAGTTTGCTTTGATGAAATACGTAATATCTTAAAATCGCTTGATCCTAAGTTTAGACATTTTAAGATCAATCGAGAAATCATATATAACCGCATAAAGGGAAAAACATCTTTTGCCCGTTGCTTGGCTTCCAATCCCGACAAACTCGATGGATTAAACGCAAGTATGGTGATAGTAGACGAGTATTCACAAGCCGATAGCGCCGCGTTGAAGAATGTATTAACTTCCTCAATGGGTGCACGGCTCAACCCTTTAACCGTAGTAATTACGACCGCTTCGGACAAAGAAACTGCTCCTTTTGTAGAGATGTTGAAAATGTATAAAGCAATCCTACGCGGTGAGATCGAAAATGATTCAATATTTGCGCACATCTTTGAGCCAGATATAGACGACGAGGAAGGTGATCCGGCAACGTGGCGCAAGGTACAACCGCACATGGGTATAACCGTTTATGAAGATTTTTATATAGACGCTTACCAAAAGGCTTTATATAGTGCACCGGACGCATTAGAGTTTCGGACTAAGTTGCTAAACGTATTTACTACCGACCAGACAACGAAATGGATTGAGGCGAAACAGATCGAAGAACGATTCAAAGGTATTAGAATAGAGAATATCGGTACTTATCCGTTAACAATGGCGGCAGTTGATTTATCTGTTCGAGACGACTTTTCTTCGGTTACTTATAATATCTATTCGAAAGAAAACTGTTCTTTCCATTCGTATACGGATTACTATTTTCCGAAAGGAGCTTTAAAGGATCACCCTAATAAGGAATTATATGAAGGGTGGGCGAGGGCAGGGTATTTGATTCTTTGCGACGGTGATATTATCGACTATCAGCAAATCGTAAACGATATACTTTCTCGCGCTAAATATCTTAAAATAATGGGTATTGGTTACGACCCGTATAAGTCAGCTGAGTTTGTTAATCTGCTTACTTATTCCGTTGGTGGTGAGAGCGAATATATCAAACCTGTTAAGCAGACGTATGGAACGTTTACAAGTCCTATCGAATCCTTCGAACTCGCTCTGTATCGGAATAAACTCACATTTGATCCGAATCCTATTACGCCGTACTGCTTCTCAAACGCAGTGCTAGACGAAGATAGGAATATGAATAAAAAGCCTGTTAAGAAAACACATAACGCAAAGATTGATTCGACGATAACAAACCTAATGACATTTCATTTATTCAATAATTATACTGAGTAACACGATAAGACTATGGCATTTGAACTTAATTTAAGAATAGGACGCAACAGAGAAGAAAGACGATCTATGCCGCCCGAAGAGGAAAAAATAGTAGAAGTTAGAGACAAAACAGCTAGGGAACAACCTGTTTCGGTAAAGTCTCCCGAACAGGCTATGCGGTTATCGACCGCGTTTAGATGTACTGATATTCTTTCTGGTACTATTGCTTCTCTGCCGCTATATATCAAACGTAAAGAAGATGCCGGAAACTACAAGGTAGATACCGAAAACGAGTTGCATTATCTGCTGACTAAAAAACCGAATAAGCGCATGAATAGTTACGACTTAATATGTAATGCAATTATTCAAATGGTTAATCGTGGTAATTCATATATTTTCATCAAGAGAATGTTCGGAGATACGGCAGAATTAATACTTTGCTCAAATAACTCTGTTACATACGATATATACAGGGACGAATATACTATTTGTGATGTAATAAATAAGATATATGGTACTTATCCGGCTGAAAGTATTATCCATCTGAAAAATAAGAGTCTCGATGGTGGGTATACAGGTGTTAGTACGATCACGTATGCAAGTACGGTACTTTCTGTTTCTGCTAGCGCTGATAATCAGAGTTTGCGTACTTTTCAGAATGGGAGTAAGATTAAAGGTATTATTTCTGGTGTTAAAGGTGGGGGAAAGGGACTTTCTTCTGTTGGCGACAAACAGACTTCTGACGTAGCGGACCGAGTGGAAAAAGACTTTAATAGCGGAAGGGATATAACTTCCGTAAGCGAGGACATGACTTTTACACAACTTTCAATAACTCCGGCTGACGCTCAGCTACTAGAAACTAAAAAGTTTTCCGTATTCGATATTTGCCGTTTTTATGGTGTTCATCCAGATAAGGTGTTTGCCGGACAATCTACTAATTACAAGGCTTCTGAAATGAGTCAAGTTGCTTTCTTGTCTGACACGCTCGATCCTATATTGTGTCGTATTGAGGCTGAATTTAATGCTAAGTTGATACCTAGAACTGTCTCTGGTATTTATAAAATAGAATTTGACCGTAAAGCCTTGTATAAAACAGATATAGCCACACAAACGGCTTGTATGGAGAAGGAGATACAATACGGCGTGTCAACGGTGAACGAATGGCGTGTAAGCCGTGAAGATAAAGCGCCTATAAATGGCGGTGACATTGCGTTTATGTCCTGTAATGTTGCTCCGATTGACTCTCCTAAGATTAAGGGTGAGATTAGTAGCGAAAAAGACGAGCTACCAAAAACAAACAAAAAAAACATAGAGTAAAAAGCAATGGAAATAAGGAGTTTTACAGAGCTAGGCGCGCCTAAATTATCGGAGGGTAGAGTTATTGAGGGGTACGCTGTTGTTTTTGGGAAAGAAAGTCGTGTGATGTATGATGAGGAAAGGAAACGCTTTTTTATTGAGGTTATCGAACATGGTGCAGCAACCGAAGAACTTATAGCCCGATGTGATATAAAGGCGGTACTAGAACACGATAAACGTAGGCTTTTGGCTAGATGCCGTTATGGTTCGGGATCACTCGAATTAAATTTTGATGAATATGGCTTAAAGTACCGATTCGAGGCTCCATGTACTAGCGACGGGAATTTTGCTTATGAAATGATAAAACGGGGAGACATATTCGGATCGTCTTTCGCTTATTACACTGATGATAAGGATAAAAGTAAAGTTTCATATACAATGAAAGATGGGATGCTGTTGCGTACAGTGCATAAGATTGATTATATATCTGATATTTCCCCTGTTTCAGACCCTGCCTTTTTTGGTACAGATGTAACAGTTAGAAGCCTTGAAAATATAGAACAGCTTCTTAATGGTGACACAAATAGTGATTATTTATCCGAAATAGAAAACTTAGAAAAATTTATTTGACATGACAAAACTAGAAGAAGTAGCTCTGCTTAAAGAGCAAATGAGAAATCTGTTATCACAAGCAAAAACAGAAAAAAGAAGTCTGACAGACGAAGAGCAGACTAAATTCAACGAGTTAATGACTCGTAAAAATCAGATCGTTATTGACGAGACTCTTAGAAGTCTGGAAAGTAGCAAATCTGCAATTTTGCCGGAAAACAAAAGAGCTATCTTTGCAAAGGCTTTATATGACGTTTGTAATCATCGTTCTTTGGAAGAATACGGGAATTTTGCTGATGCAAAGGGACTTAATTTCTCTATGCGTGCGGAGGGTGATCCTGTAAGAACAAGTTCAACGGATGCCGCTCCGATGATCCCGACAACAATCGGTGATATTATCGAACCGCTTGAAAAGGGGCTTATCATTAATAAGTTGGGTATTAAGATGCAATACGGCTTGATTGGCGAATTGATGTTTCCAACATTGGCGGCTGTAGAAGCTACAATTGAAGGCGAGAACACCAAAATAAATCCGACAAAACTGGATATTGGTAATTTAAAGGCGCATCCGTGGCGTTTGGGTATTTCTATCCCATTGTCTAACGACGCAATTGATCAGACAAACGATGCTTTGTTTGATGTCACCGTTAAACAATTGTCTTTGTCAACTGCTCGTACATTGAATAAGATTATGTTTGCCGGAGAAAAGCAGGGACTTGCCTCAAAAGGTGTGTTTGTGAAAGATTCTCCGACAGTGGAGTATGAAGTTGCTCCCACATTCGAGGACGTTGTAGCGCTAGAAACTGCAGTAATGGATGAAAACGTAGATGTTACTGACGGAACGGCAGCATATATTTGCAGTCCGAAAATGTGCGGTAAATTAAAAACTACACGCATTGAAAAAGGTTCTCCCGAAATGGTTCTTAAAGACGGGATGATGAATGGCTATCCGGTGTACATGACTAATTACATGGGGGCGGATGAACTCGGCTTCGGTGTCTTTTCGAACGTTGGTATCGGGCAATGGGGAAAAATTCGAATGACTATTGACGATGTGACTCTAGCAGACACTAACGAAACGAAGTTTACGCTAAACTCAAAGTATGACATTGTTGTAGCTCGCCCAGAGGCATTCGCTATTGCGAAGAAAAAAGCGGTTGCAAAAGCTGCAAAAGCATAACACACTACTAACTACTTAAAAACAAAAAAGGCTTTGGCTTCATAGCCTTAGCCTTTTTCATACTTATAATTATGCCACAATACGTAACACTCGAAGAACTCAAACAGCATTTAAATGTCGATTTTGATACGGACGATACATATATAACCGAACTTATTGAACCCGTTCAACTTGCAATAGAGGCGTATTTGAACGCTCCGTTGGAAGGTTTTGCAAAGGATGGGAAAATAGATCGTCGTATTTGGCATGCAATCCGCATACTTATTGCGAACTATTATGCTAATCGTGAATCGGTTACATTTGCCACACCACAAGTAATACCGGGACACGTAGAACTATTACTGCAACCTTTAAAACGATACATATAATGCAAGCGGGATTATTAAACGAAATGATAGGCTTTTATCGTAGTGAATCAATCCGGGATAGCCTCGGCGGTACATCTGAAAGTTGGGTGAAAGTATTCGATAAGCGTGCGTATATCCGTTTTAAGTCTGGTGCACGAAAGGAGGCTAACGGCGAAATCTATAATACGACCGTAAATACGATAATGATCCGTATTTGTAAAGAGATTAACGCTAAAATGCGGATCGAATACGACGGGCAGAAATATAAGATTTTATCTATCAATCACGACCGGAAGCAACAGGCAACGGTTATAGAAGCGGAGGTAATCAATGAGTAATGACAACTACACCGGACGGAACTTATATCGCGTCGAAGTGGACGCGAAAAAGGTAAACGAATTGCTAGACCGTTTAAATGACGATGAAGCAAAGAAAGCGATCAAATCGGCATTAAGAAAATCTATTCTTATCATCCGTAAACAGGCGCAAGAGAATTTAGTTTCTGCCGTTACGGATGCGGAGTTTGGGAGTACTAAAAATGGCGTGTCTTTTAAACCGCTAAAGAACGAAATAAACATAGCTGTTTACCGTAATGCGTCCGGTGCGCGTGTTGATCTATTAGACCGGAGAAAAAAAGGATCGCGCGCTTATATGCTAAAATGGTTCGAATCTGGAACGAAGGAACGATTTACGAAAGAATCTAGTACTAGAAGTTTCTGGACTAATAAAAAGCGCGTTACCAAAAAAGCAGCTTATAGGGGTAGTATAAATGCTTCTCACTTCTTTTCTAATGCGGTCAAATCGAAACAGAAAGAAGCGGAGGACTCACTAGAGAAGAATATTATTGATTCAATTATGAAAGTAGCAAATAAAAAGAAATGAGTTTATCGATAGGCGCACACATTTATAAGAAACTGAACGACTCTACGGAGTTGATAAAATTGGTTGATAGCAAAATTTATGCGATCTCAACCAAAACGGAGACTTCTTTTCCGTTCGTAATCTACAAACGTAGCTCTCTAGTTCCAGAGTATACCAAAGATCGTTATGGGACCGGGGATACTGTTTCGGTTGAGATTGTTGTAGCTAGCGATAATTATCTGAACTCTATTACTATCGCGGAGGAAGTGCGCAAGTCATTAGAGAATAAGCGAGGAAGCTACGGCAGTTTCGACGTGATCGACGCGAAGTTAATGAGTGCGGACGAAGATTTTATTGAAGATACTTTCATTCAGCGTCTCATATTTTCTTTTAAAACAGAATAACTAACAAATAAAACACGATTAAAATTATGAGTAAAGCAAAAGAAGTATTAGGAAAGGACTTGATGTTATTTGTAGAAACTAAGGCTCTAGCTTTAGCAACTTCCTGTAAATTAGGTTTGTCGGCTGAAACTATCGACACGCAAAGTAAGGACTCCGGTATTTGGACGGAAAAGGACATTAAAAAGCTGTCTTGGAACGCTTCGAGTGATAACTTGTTTAGTGCTGACGCTGACGCGAATAGCTACGACAAGTTGTTTGCCTTGTTTATTGAACATAACCCTATTACGTTGAATTTTGGCGTTATAGCTAATGCAGACGTAAACGAAATGCCCGCCGATGGTTGGACGCTTTCACCCGGTTCCTATACTGGAAAGGCTGTTATTACTTCACTAGAAGCAAATGCGCCAGACGGAGATAAGGCGACTTTCTCGATTTCTTTCGAAGGTACGGGACCGATTAAAAAAGCAACTTCCGCGCCCGCTAGTAAATAATCATGAGCGGCGTTTTGCCGCTCTAAAATCACTATCAATGAAAACAATATCAATTAACGGGAAAGAATTTACATTAAAATATTCGCTTCGGGCGTTTTTCATCTTTGAAAATCTATCCGGCTATCCGTTCCAATTCGGTAAAATGATAGACGAATTTCTTTTGTTTTATTCGTTCCTACTTGCAAATAATGAATCGTTTACAATGGAATTTGACGAGTTTATAGATTCGTGCGAAAACGATCTGACATTATTCAATCAGTTTAAAGCTCTCCTTTTGGATGAGATTAAACTACGTTCGCAATCGGCAGGAAATGACGTAAAAAAAAAGAAGGTGACGACGCGGAAACGAAAGCAGTAAGTATACGTGAACTCTATTCGCGTGTTGTCGGAGAGGGTGGGATCGCTCCCGATTACTTCCTCGATAAAATGGACTTTATCGAGGTCGAATCGTTTCTGGATGGATTGAATCGACGTAATCGCGAATCATGGGAACAAACTAGATTGTTAGGCTACATCATAGCGCAATCGAATAGCACTAAAACGCTAAAGCAAACCGACATACTCCGCTTCCCGTGGGATGAAGAAGAGAAGAAAGATACTAGCGTAACTAACGAGGATATGAAACGGCTTAGAGCTAAAGCGAAAGCATTAGAATCACAATTAAACACGAATAAAGATGTCTGATATAGTAACAAGATTATTGCTTAAAACAAATGACTTTGACGCGAATCTAAATAAGTCGAAGAAGAATGTAAACGGGTTTCAAAGCGACATCGCTAAAATGTCCGGCGTTGCAGTATCGGGAGTTATGAAGTTTGCCGGAGTTCTCGGTATTGCTGTAACTGCTTCGGAAGGGTTCAATAAAGTGATGAATAGCAGTCAGACGCTAGGGGATGAATACGCCCGTACTATGGATGGCTTAAAAGGTGGTGTGGATCAATTTTTTTACTCTATCGGTAGTGGAGACTGGACACCGTTCATGAACGGATTATCCGAAACTATACGGCTAGCGCGGGAAGCATACAACGCGATGGATCAATTAGGAAATACTAAAATGTCATTTTCTTATTTCGACGCAAAGAACCAAGCAATAGTACAGGAGCAAATAACTATCTTAAAAGACAAGGATTCAACAGAAGAACAAAAGAAAGCAGCTAGGGAGCTATTAGACAAGACACTGAAAGATCAAGACGAAATAGTCGGTCAATACAAACGAAGGAGTAATAATGCGGTACAGGCGATGGTAAAGGCTGCTATAGGGCTTGACGGTGTGGATGTTTCGGGGATAGACATAGATAAAGTGCTAAAATTAGACGTATCTTCAGCAGGTGATGAACAAAAGGCACAATTAGCAAAACAGTACAAAGACTTCGTAGATGAATACGACCGTTTGAAAGCCAAATTCACAACTTACGAAACTGTTGGTTCTGGGATGAATGTACACACAGTTGCGACTACAGACGCAAAAGCTTTAGGAGAGGCAATAAGCCCGATGTTGGCAAAGTATCAAGATGCAATACAATATAACGCGATTTTAGTAAAGAAGAGTGATGAATGGTTACAGAATTTGATCAATGTCTCGGCGGCGGCAGAGGCGGCAGGTCGGAACCTATCTAGTATGACAAAAGCGGCAAATCGCGCCTCTCAATCTGGTACAGGTGGAAATCCGCCTAAAGAAAAACCAAAAGAGGGGTCTATAGCTTGGTATGACTCCGAAATCTCTGATCTAAATAAGAAACTTATTGCTGAAACCGACATGCAAGCGCGTGCAACGATTCAAGCAACAATAAACGAGCTAGAACAAAAGAAGGTCAAACTCAAATTTGTAGTCGATCAAGAGGCGTTCAAAATCGCTCACGGTGAGATGAAAGACGGCGCTTTGCCGATTCCTATCAAGCCTACATACGATAAAGTTCCGACACACGGGAAGAACGGCAAAGATTTTAAGTTACCTAAACACGATCCACTTTTTAAAAAAGAAGATATAGACTTGAATCAAGAATACGCCGAATCGCTTGCAAATATTAGTGGAGTCGTTGGGAGTATGTCGGGGCTATTCGATGATAATACGGCTTCTGTCTTACAATGGGGAGTTAGCTTTCTGTCAACTGTCGGGCAAGCTATTCCGAAGATACTTGAAATGGCTTCTGCAAATGAAGTAGAAGCGGCAACGGCTCAAAAAAGCGCAATAGCAAACACGGCGGCAGCATCCGGTGAGGTTTTAAAAGCTCACGCAGGAATACCCTTTGTCGGTATTGCTCTAGGTTTGGCGGGTGTTGCTGCTATTATTGCCGCTATGTCAAGTATGCCGAAGTATGCAACGGGTGGTATTGTTCCGGGCACATCATTTACAGGCGATAAAGTTCCGGCTTTATTGAATAGCGGCGAAATGATATTGAACGGGTCGCAGCAAAGTAATCTGTTTCGTATGCTTAATTCGGGTTTATACGGTTCGCTATCGCAGAAAATAGCACCGAGTGGAAACGATGATATTCGCTTATATAGCGATGTTGAAATAAAAGGAGATCGCATATTTTTAGCATTACATAATCACATCAAGAAAACAGGTAAAAGACTATGGTAAACTACGGTACAATATACACACTTCCTTTCAAATCTCGAAAGGAAGTTTCTTATTTGATTGAGATACAAAAGGAAAACTATACGGGCGATTCTGTTGAGTTGGTCGGTAGTGGTAGTTCTCCTTTCTCTGTTTCGATTGAGGACGAAGATTTCTTGTATATTCCTACTCGATTCTCAAAAGCGGTGATTCGTGTTGTGGGTGGTGATTATTTGCAAAGTTTATATTCTACCGGGTATCAACAGTATAGGGTGAATTTTAAACGTGAAAATAACATTGTCTGGACGGGATTTGTAAAACCGGAACTTTATACGCAGGATTACACATCTACCAAATTCGAGCTAGAAATAGACTGCATTTCTGCAATGGGTACGCTAGAATATATCAATTATAAGCAGGGTAGGAGTGATACTAGAAGTTTTATAAGCATCTGGGAGTTATTAAAAATGTTCATATCTGAGTCTCGCGGGTGTTGTTCCTCCGTCTTTATTCCTCATGTGTACGCTAAAGATCAATCTAGTTATAATAAAGAATCAAACGTATTAAAGGAGTTAACGATCAGCGAACAAAACTTCTTTGACGAGGACGACAAGGCGATGACATTAAAAGAGGTTTTAGAAGAAACTTGCAAGTTTTTGAATTGGACCTGTGTAGATTGGTTGGGAAATTTATATTTTGTTGATGTAGACCACAAAGGAACATACCACGAGTACAATCTTGATATGACATCTTTTACTCAGCAGTCCCCTAACCGATTCAAAGTTTCCGAGATTGGTTATGCGGGTTCAGAGCACTTCCTTGATATTCTTCCCGGTTATAACAAAACGACAATAAAGTGTAGTAATTATTGTTACAACGATATTATATCGGAGGAAGAATTTAAGAAGTTGAGTACGTTTGCTGAAAGGAAAACCTATAATTATAAACAGTATTATGAAACAAGACAGTATCTAAAGAGCAAGGTGTTTAAACTCCCACGCTATGAGAATCTAAATGATAATAAGCCTTATTGTAATTTAGTAGACGAGAACGTAACCAATGTGTATATAGACGAACCGACACGATACTTTCTAGGTGGCTATTGTGCAAAGCGATGCGAGTACGAAGTGAATGACGGCAAACCAAATATCTCTGATTATAATTGGGAATATCTTTATCAATTTAAATTGGTATCGGATTATAAATACACGTATCCGAGCACTGTTCCGCCCACAGGTGACGAACAAGAGGACCCGGATTGGAAGCCGCCAATGATAACGGTTCCCAAACAATTAGGAACCGGATCGCCTCTATTGAAATTTAAAGATAATAAGCCAATTAAGTACTTCGATGGAGCTTTCGGTATCAGTATGTCATATAGTCATCCATTGAATGCTAGTAATATGACATCGTATGAGAAATATAATTCTGGTGGTGTCTTTGGCACGGAGATAGCATGTAGATTAATTGTAGGTGACTACTACTACACTAATAATGGTTGGGTTAAATCCACTACAAAACCGACGGGACTAGATTTGACTTTTGATTTGGACTTTAAATTAAAGAAGCCGGATGAATGGGTAAAAAACGAAAATACTAAAACTCTAAGTATGCCTTACGAAGGTTTGACCGGATACGTGATCGAGATTCCGAACAATATTAATCTGTTCGGACAATTAGAATTTGAAATTTTAAAAAAGGTATGGCTCCCGGAAGGAGTCTCCGGCTATGGCTTTTTCTTAAAAGATATAAAAATAGATTTTAAAAAGAAGGTCATAGACAATGATAATATCGAAGAGAATAATTCGGATCGAATCTATGAGAATGTAGTGAATGAAAGCTATATTAATCCTCTTGATGAAATAGAATTTAAAATATCAAGTTACAATAATGACGGAGCATGTTACAGTAAGATAATGTTAGGGAGCGACTATTTAAGGGATAATCTTTATTCATCTATCGAAAACGCTTTAGTACGTCCAGAAGAACAACTAATAAGAAGGATAATTAACCAATACGGAGCTACCAAAATAAAGCTAACACAGGTATTAAAGAATAGCGAATCTATTACACCTATATCTGTGATTTCAGACAATTATATGAATGGGAAAAACTTCATCGTTACAGGTGGTGAAATAGACTTTGCGGCAGAACAGTTCACCTGTAAAATGATACAAACTAATGGCTATACAAATAAAGAATAAGGCTATCCCTGCATTGCCACGATCAAAGAACTATCCCGTCGGGACTACTATCTTTAATTCCGGCGGTGGCTCTCAATCTTCTTCTAGTTCCGGTCCTGTTTCCGATACGGGATTAACAAAAGAAATTCGTGTCAATGCGCCTCAGACCGGGCACATATCACCGGGCGCTATCTTTAAGCAGGGTACGGGGTATGAGCAAATATTTCGCAAAATGCTATATAAACCTGTTCCTGCTACACTTGTAGGTAAGCTATCGACAGCAAACGATGTAGAATACGGATCGGCAAAGG